GTTTTTAAACAATTTCGTGGTGGTTCCTACAAATCGGATTTATCAGTTGTTGGAGCATGTATGGCACCTGTTATTCAAGATGGGAAAGCTCCAGTTATTTTCGGATTCCATATTGCTGGAGATTCGTCAATGAAAGGAGCTATGCAAACTGTTTTACTATCAGATCATGAAGAATGGTTGAGAGAATTACAAGAGATTCCAGGAAATTTTGTTGGTGCTGAAGCTGGAATGATACCTCATGCTATTATGGGAAAAACTCTTATATCTGGGCCTGTTCATCCACATGCAGAGGCTTCACGATTGTCACCTCAGGCTGCTGTTGAGGTTTTGGGTTCCACCCCTTTGCGAGCTAAACAGAAGTCTGTAGTTACCAAGAGTGTATTGTCTGATGCTGTGGCTGATGTTTATGGAGTCGAAAATAAATGGGGTCCGCCCCGTTTGGAGCCGAATTGGAAACGGTTCAATGAGACACTTGAGCATATAGCCAATCCCAGTATTACTTTCAACCCAGCAGATCTCGAAGATGCTAGGCAAGATTGGATTAAACCTTTGATTGCAGAAGCAGGTTCAGTACCTGGTATTCGAGTGCTCACACTCAAAGAGTCTATTTTAGGAATAGAAGGAGAGAGGTTCATCGACCCCTTGAATATGAGTACTAGCATGTGCCATCCCATTTTTGGTGCAAAGAGGAAGTATTTCACTGATGTTGTGGAAAACGGTCAGCTTGTGGATAGACTTCCAAATGCTGATATTTTGTTTGAAATGGACAGACTGGAGAAAAGTTGGAAGGCAGGAGTGCGAGCGTATCCTGTTTGGTCAAGTAGTCTTAAGGATGAACCAGTGCTAACACGAAAGAGACAGTGCGCTGTTTCCAGGGTTCTCCAGTTGCACTCACCATACTAATGCGTAAATACTTTTTGAGCATATCCAGATATATTGGTTGCAAGCCAATTCTAGCTGAGTGTGCTGTGGGTGTCAATGCGTTCGGACCCGGTTGGTCCAAGTTGATGAAACATGCTACTAAGTACGACAAACACTTAGGATGGGATTACAAGAAGTACGATTTGAGGATGACGAGTCAGATGACGATAGCTGCTTATTTGAGTCTCATCGAGATAGCTGCTGCTCATGGTTATTCAAAAGAGGATTTACATGTTATGCGTATGATGGTGTATGACATAGTACATCCACTTTTGGATTTTAATGGGACGTTGTTACAAGCGTTTAACATGAACACTTCAGGTAATAGCCTTACGGTAATAATCAATAGTATTTGTGGATCATTGTATGCCCGATTGGGATTTTTAATGATGTATCCAGGCATTGATTTCCGAAGTGCTGTTGCAGCCTTGACTTACGGCGACGATTTCAAGGGGACAGTGAAAAACGCTTACGATAAATTTAATTTCGTGAGTTTTATGCACTTCTTGAGTGAAGTTGGTGTGACTATCACCCATCCGGACAAGTCAGCTACATGCGTTGAGTTTTTAGACGAAGGAGCTGCAGATTTCCTCAAACGAGAGGACAACTACATACCAGAAATCGGTACATCGGTCGGAAAGTTGCATGAAGATTCAATCTTCAAATCAATGCACAGGAACTTGAGGTCGAAAACAGCAACACCCCGTGAAGTTGCTGTTAGTGTCGTTGAAGGTGCTTGTCATGAATGGTTTGCACATGGTCGCGAGGTTTATGATGATAGAGTAGGGAAGATGCGGTTAGTTTGTGCCCAGGTTAAACTACCCATCCCCATTCTTGAGATGACTTTTGACGATCGTGTCGAATTTTGGAAGGATAAGTACCTTTAATTAATCGGAAAATTATTTTGTCCCTCTGTGCGCTCCCTGTGCACACTAAGTTAAAAGGAAACATACAGTTGGTTACCATACATATTTTATACGTGTTCATTTTATATATATAGGCTTCTGTGTGTCAGCAAGGTCCTCGTACCTTACCCCTATTTAGGGGGGTGTTTCGCTAACATAAGAGAATGCAACCACCAATCAGATTGATTCACCTGATTGTGTGTAAATAACGAATTACTTTATATTTTACATTTTATATATTACATATTGCAGGTTTAGTGTTACCCTTAAAAACATTAGCACCAGAGTGTGCGATGCTACCTCATTCCGCTGAGGAAGTTTCCGGTGAAATTGTTGACGTTGAGCAGAACGTGACATTTCACGATTTGAACCAAGGGGAAAGTGCTGGAATTGAAGCACCTACTACCGTGTTGACGGAAGCACCAATGACCACAGATATGTCTTTGCAAGATTTCATGTCTAGGCCCATAAAGATTAGAGATATCACATGGCCCTCAGGAGGGGGGCTAATTGATGCATTTAATCCTTGGGAATTATATTTTGGCAATAAGCGTGTTATCAACAGAATTAACAATTTTAAGTTGATGCAAGCTGATTTACATGTCAAAGTGCTTTTAAATGGTACTCCGTTTCATTTTGGTGGTGCAATGATGAATTACCTACCATTGTTTGAAAATGATGATTATTCAAATGTGTCAGGTCCCGGTGATTCTTATCGTACGTTATCGACCCAGAGGCCAATGGTTTTCTTAAATCCTACTACAAGCCAGGGCGGAGAAATAACATGCCCTTTCTTCTTCTACAAGAATGCGATGGATATTGTGAAGGAAGATTGGAAGAAAATGGGAATTATCGTTATGGAGAGTTTTACTGATTTGAAACATGCTTCGGACGCACCCAACAACATTGATCTCCAAGTCTTTGCTTGGGCAACAAATGTCAGATTATCTGTACCCACCCATGCTAATTCATCAGCTTTGGTTCCGCAATCTGATGAATACACTACTGGTAGTGGGCCTATCAGTAAACCTGCTTCTATAGTTGCCAATGTGATGGCGAGATTCACAAAAGCACCTTGGATAGGGCCTTATGCCAGAGCTACAGAGATTGGAGCATCGGCGGTTGCTGCTATTGCATCTGTTTTTGGCTATAGTCGTCCTGCGTTATTAGATTCGTCTGTTTACAGACCCATTACTAAAGGTTCCATTGCTGTGACAAACATGCCCGATGATGTTGCGAAATTATCGGTTGATTGTAAGCAAGAATTAACTATTGATAGCAGAACAGTTGGTTTGAGTGGCGGTGATGAACTTGACATTCATTACATAGCTTCTAGGCCAGCATATTTAACACAATTTGTTTGGAGCCCTGTTCAAGCTGAAGAAAGTTTGTTGTGGAATTGTGTGGTGACACCCCTTATGCAGAGGGACAATTCCAACGGTAGCATATCTATGACACCTATGGCTTTTGCATCTTTGCCTTTTAAGAAGTGGAGAGGATCCATCAAGTTTCATTTTAAGATTTTAGCTTCTGCTTTTCATAGAGGTCGCGTTTGCGTTACCTATGATCCGGAAAGCACACGACCGTATGACACAACGTTGGGAGAGTATAATACTGCTCAATCCATTGTAGTGGACATGGCTGAAACCACGGAATTTGATTTCGTTGCAGGATGGGGTCAAGCTACTACATACAGGGACATTGGTGATCCTGGCAATTTGGAGGATGATTTGTTTTCGATCACACCACTGTTCTATAATTCGTCTATTGATGGATACGGTAACGGAACAGTCTCAGTCCGAGTAGCTACAAAATTGGTCACCCCAGACAGTACTATCGATAACAATGTCACTGTACTTTGTTGGGTTTCTGCAGGAGATGATTTTGAATTGGCAATGCCTAACGGTGAGAATGTCAATAGGTTGCGAGCATCGGATCCTACAAACCCTCTTAGAGCGTTTGATCTAGTGCCTCACTCTATTGAAGAGACGGCTGCTGCTACTACGAGTTTGGTTGATGCCACTAATCATGTGCATTTTGGTGAATGCATACGTAGTTTTAGGCAATTGTTAAAACGATATTCTCGTTCAGAGACTATCGAAATTCAAGTTGATGATCCTCCTGGATCAAATAAGCTGTTTCGTTTTCAACGATCAGCCATGCCATTGTTCCCTGGATATTACACACCCAATTCATCAGATTTATTGGTGCCCGTTGCAGGGTCTACCAATGAATATGTATACGGTAATTTGACGTTACTCCGTTATCTGGCATCTGCGTATGTAGGTTGGCGCGGTGCCACTCGAGTTGTGTTGGATGCTCATGGATTGGGATGTTGTAAATCGATGTCCTCTGGGTTTGTCACACGATATTCTAATTGTACTCCAACAAATGAGACAACAACTCCCAACAATCCCAGAGATTATGTGACATTTTATGATGATGGTACAGGCATGGAAGGTGCTGCAATCATGGATCCGACTGTTAATGGTGTATTTTCATTTGAGGTACCGTACTATTCGGAGTACCGTTTTACATTGGCACGCCAACCACCAGGATTGAACGCATCAGGTCCTTTCAATACACCTTGTTGGAAGTATTTGGTTGATGCAGATAGATCATCTCAACATCGGCAACGACGCATACCGATATTTTATGCAGCAGGAGAAGATTTTACTCTTTTCCACTACTTGGGGCCTCCTCCCATGTGGATAGAAGGAATTCCGCCCATTCCTTCTTAATTTTTTACGTCCCTAGAGCCGGGGACACGGCGTGACCATAGTGGTCGCGTCGTTGACAGGTTTGAACTTACTAGTTTTTAGTATGATTCGACTTGTCG